TTCTGTTATAGTCTCTCCGGTATTTTTATCTACCCTGTAACTTGTTCCTGTGCCTGACTCTATTGATGTTGCGTTTGCAGAAATCTCTAAAGTTGTCATTCCGGTAACATCTATTTCTTGCCAAAAAGCCTGAGCAGATCCGTGGTAAGTAGCGCCTGTTCTGTGAGGTGCGTTTCTAAACTCTACGTTATTGTTAGCCGCGCTATTAAAAACTCTACTACCAAACCAGCCGGTACGACTTTCAAGAAGTGTTTGTAATTTACCGCCTAGATTATCTAGCTTGACTAAACTAGCTGAAGTAGTGCTAAAGTCATCTGTAAAGTTGTAGTCAAGATTACCGTTTTGAACTAGCTGTGAGTTGTCTCCAAAGAAGTATACACCTTCTTCTTCTTGAGCTATTTGAAAAGGATTTGAAGTTTGCGTAGTTTTATATATAGGATGTTTTATTCCTTTATCATCTACCCAGCTAATATGAGTATAGTTAACATAGTCTGCAGGTAAAATCATTACTAGCGAAGGTGGAACGTTTATTTGCTGTGACTTTATAGATTTTAGCGTATCAAAAGATAACTCAGCTAAAGCTCTTTGAGCCCAAAAACCCACATCAGATCTACTTACTTTATTTATTATTTTTTCATCACCAACGTAAACAGCCATAAATTGAGAGATAATATCGTCTAGCGATACAAACTGATATTCACCAAAAGGACTTTGGTCAATATTGTTTTCTTTCATAGTACTATTGTAGTACTCTTTGTCGTGACCTTTTTTTAAGTTGTAGTACTCGTTCGCCATTTAATTAAGATTTTTGTTGTTGTAAGTTAGTTACTTCTTGTTGAGTAGCTAGTTGAGATACTTCAGCATCTTTTATAGATACGCCTGCTAACTTTAGTATTTTTAACACAAGCTTATTTTGCTCTGAAGTATGCAGTTCAAAATCGTTGCTTGTAGTAGGGTTCCATAAAGCGCTGTTGCCTTGAAGCAAATAACCCCAGCTTACCGGGTGTAATTTTCTAATGTAGTTTGCATGTATTTTTTCTATTCCATCAGGATTTACCCAAATTACTCCATCTTGATGAATATAGCAGTTAGGTCTACTTAAAGTTCCTTTAGTAAGTGGGCCTTGATTGTATTCCCAAAAGTCTTTTCTTGAAAGTTTATTTACTTGAACGCTGCTATGGCTAGATCCAGTTCTAACGTCTACTAGTCTGTAAAAATTACTAGGTAATGTAAACTTTGAGTTGCCTGCGTTTGGATCTTCGTTGGATAGCGTAACTGACGTGCTAAATATAGCTATTTTGTCTTCTAGCAAAGAAACCATGTCAGACTCGTTATCGTTACTACCTCTACCTCTTTTAAATTGGTTAAGATCGTAAAAGTATTGCTCAAATATTTCTACTTGAGCTTGGTTAGCAAATAAGTTAAATTCTTGAGGTGTGATATAACCTCTTTGCTCTTTGTTGGCTAGCGCCAATACTGTTTGATATACTGTGTCTACACTTATTGCCATTATGTTTTGTTTTTATAGTTAAGCAACCACCCCGAAGAGTGGCTGCTCTACTATAGGATGATTACGCGTTAAATCGCTTTTCAATATTTGAATATATCTCCATACCTTCATCAGTTTTAAACCAATGCGCGAGAGCGGTATATGGATGCTCATCAAACGGTACTGTCATTATTTTTCTATCATTAGATCCCCACATAAAATTACGTTGATCAGATGATAATTTAATAATACCTTCTTCTACAGCTTTGATACCAAAGTTTCTAAGCTGCACGTTGTCATCAGACGCTAGCTCTAAGAATAGATTTGGATTTGTTCTTGCAAACACTAGCAAATCTCTTTTAAGTTCCTTAGAACTCATCTTAGACACTTCAGATCCTTTTTCTACTCGCATTATAGCTTCAACCATGTCTATGTCTAACGATCTAGCTGTAACTATAGCGTCAGCTTCTAGCTCTAATACATCTATTTGACTTTGAGCTTCAACCGCTGGTTTGTACTCATAAAAAAGCTTATCTCTATGAGGATGGTATAATGATAGTAGTTTTTGTAGTATTACTTCTTCTTTAGGAACAAATAGACTGCCATCTCTAAAAACAATATGAGAAAGTCTTTGGTCGCCTTTCATTTCGTCAACAAAACAGGTTTGCTGATTTTTACAGTACTTCAACTCTCTTTGAACTTGCTTTTCTGGATCAAACCAATATACATTAGCAGACTTCATCAAATAAGAAATAGGCTTTTGTCTACCTTTAAGATAGTACAACCTATCTTTTACTTCCCAGCCTTTTTTAGCTGTTTGTTTTTTAGGTGGTTCTTGTTTTTCAATAACAACTTCTACCATTTCATTAGCAGCTTTCATTTCAGGCGCTACATTAACCTTTTTTGTTTCTTTTTTTGCCATGATATAATATAATAAAAAATTAATAAAAAAACTACCCTACCCGAAGGCAGGGTAGCTTAAAGTGATCTACTTCATTAACATAAAGTTGTTAGCACCTTGAGTAACTAAACATCTTTCTGATAAAAAGTGTAGTTGCATTGCATCTAAAGCAGATGTAGCAGCTCCTACAGATCCTGTAACCCAAGACTTCATTCTTCGGTTGTCAGTTTGTGAAGCACGGAAACGTACGTGTAAGAACGGACGCTTGATTGAAGCTCCAACAGTCTGATCATATACAGATGAAGAACCAGCAGGAATAAACATTCCTCTAATAGCTCCAGCAGCATAAGCATCGTTGATTGATCCACGAGTAGCTTTATCGTTTAGGTAACGCATGTCAGACTTATAGAAGTCATAAGAACCTCTTCTAAATCCAGAGAAACCTAAGTTTAAAGCCATATCTTCAGAGTTATCAAATACACCGTAAGATGTACCACCAGCACCGTAAGAGTTCATAGAAGCTAACATATCGTCGATAGCTAGAGACGTAGCTCTATTTACAAACATCATGTTTTCTTCAATAGCACCTTGCTTGTCAAATTCAGCTAAGATAGCGTCAAATTCAGCTAAGTCAGTAGCAGCGTTAACACCAGTAATACCAGTAGTAACATTACCTCTTTCTTCGATAGCGTTGAATAATCCTTGAGTACCAGTAACATCTCCTGAGTTTAAACCGTAAAGATGATCGTCAGTTACGTCAGCTACACCACCAGTATAACCACCAGCAGCTCCACCTTTTACAGACTCTAACATAGACATTTCTAAGTAGTCGTTAAAACGAGCTCTTGTATCAGACTCAGCTTTTAGATACCATAAGTAACCGCCTTGTCCACCTTCAGTAGAAACCTCTACCCAACCAATACGAGATGCATCAGAACCTGACACTTCGTAGTAGTCTTTCATGATAATAGGCTTATTAGAAAAAGACTTGAAAGAAGGCTCATTAGCTCCTCTTGAAGAACCACCATCGTAGTTGTCGCCTTTCTTAAACTCAGAACCATAAACTAATATAGTAACTGAATTTGCACCTTGTGATGCATCAAAAGTAACGTCTAAGTTAGCTTCACCGTAAGGCGCGCATGTAACAGCAGCGCCAGCTACAGCAGTAACTAAAGCTTTAACAGTACCTTGAGAGCTAGCTATAACAACAGTATCGTTTTTGCGAATACCGTGGTTTGCACCAGCAGCTACGCCATCAATATCATTACCGATTGTTACTACACCACCACCAGTAGTAGCGTCTGTAATTTCACCTGTATAAGATAAGTGTAAACGTCCTTGCTCAGACCATACAACTTGATCAGCTGTCATAGCCTCTTCAGCACCTATTTTTGAAAGAAATCCTGAAATAGTTCTCGGTCCGAAAACTTCAGCTTCTTTTTCCATAAGGTCTGGTAAATATTGTTGCGCCCAGTCATTTGCACCAGACGTAAAATCTAGATAGTTATTAGATAGCGTTTGCTTTCTTGAAGAAGGAACGCTATTTAAACTACCACCTGCATTAATTGCCATAATAAATATTTTTAAGTGTTAATTATTTTTTAATTTTAAATTTAAAATCAGAAGAATTATCACCTAACACTCTTACTTTCATTTTACTAGTATTAACGTCACCACCAAATTGCTGGCGAGGACTCATGCTAACGTTTTTAGCTTTAGCAACGCTCTGCTTTAAAGCATCTGCTTTGCCTTGCTCGTAAAAGTGCTGTGCAATTGCATCAGCGTTCATAGCTGTAAAAATACTTTTGTGATAACCCTTAGCATCTGATATTACATTATCTTCATTCAAAAACTTTTTGACAAAGTTGTTAATATCGCTTTGAGTTTCTTTAACACCGTCTACGTTCTTAACGTTATATCTAAACTTCTTGTCGCCAACGTTATATTCAAATCCTTTGAATTTTTCGTTAAACAAGTTGTTAGTTTTGTTCATAAACGCGCTGTGTTGTTTCTCAGCTACTTTTCTGTTGTCTTCCGACTCTTTGTTATATCGATTAAAAAAGTCCATTGCCTTTTGATATTCATCGTTAGGCGCTTGACGCATTTTAATCTCATCGTAATATGTGGATTTTACACTTTCCAAGTGGTTCTTTGCTTGAGCAACTTGCTCCTTCAAAGCTAATTTTTTTCTTCTTATATCTCTATCATCATCTAACTCTTCGTCAAAAGAAAATTGATCTTCCATCATAAAGTCTATTTCTTCTGCGTTTAGATGAGGTTTAGTTTGCTTATAGTATTCTTTTAACAGTGTTAAATTATCTAAGTCAGAGTAATCTCTGTTTAGCTTAACGTAGTCTTCTATATCACCACCTGTATCGTTCATAAAGTCAACTAACTTTTGAACGTTTTCTGGTAATGGTTTTCCAGTCTCTTTAGCTTCAGCTATAGCCTCTTCTACTTTTTCTGTAACTTGCTCAACTTCTTCTTTTACTTCTTCTTCAGTTACTTCTTCTAGTACTGTGTCTTGTGTTTCGGCCTCCGGCTGTACTTCTTCTTGTTCCGGTGTGGCGTCGGCACTTTCATCGCTTCCAACCACTCCTGTGTTGTCAGCTGAGCCATCTGCAGCTTCTGTTGTTTCTTCTGGGTTTTCATCTTCAATTGGTTTGTCTAAGTTTACCTTAATAACGCTGTCATCGCCAGCACTTTCAAATACACTTTCATCAACTGTTTCTACAGTTTCTTGTGTAGTCTCATCGACTACTTGTTCATTTTTTTCTTCTTCCATAATAAAATATTATATAATTAGTAAAATTACCTAGGCTCAAACGAACCTAAATCAAATCCACTTCCAATAGTATCATTACCTGATGATTCAAAGTTTTTAGGTGGTTTGCCCGTCTTTCTTTGATCTATAAGCTCTGATTGTTGTGAAGCTTGTATTTTAGTTCTTTTATCTTTACGATCTTCTTTAGTAGATTCTCTACTTAATATGTTTTGCATATCCATCTGTCTAAGCTGCATGTTATATTGAAACTCTTGAGCCATAAGCTGAGATTTAATTTGCGCTTCAGCTTGTAGCTTTTGAGCGTCCATTTGAGCTTCTACTTGCTTAGTTTGCATTTTAGCTTGCTCTAGCGCTTGTTGTTTTTGTACTTCTAGCTGAGCAGCTGCTTGTTGTTGTTGAGTGTTAGCTTGTGCTTGAGCTTGTATGTTTTGCTGTTGCATCTGCTGATCTCTTTGTAGCTTCTTTTTTCTTCTAATTTTAAGAAGTTGATTAGCCAGCTTAACGTTTTTAATGTCTCGCAAGTCTATAGCATCTTCTAAATCTATGCTTTGCTGAGCTAAAGCTTGTTGTATATTGTTTTCTAATATAGCTTGCTCTTCTTCATCAGGCATAAGCTCTAAGAATATGCCAAAATCATACAGATGTAAGTTTGACATCTCTTCAAGCGTAGCAACATTATGCACGCCAATGCTTTGAATAAAAGCATCTTTTGTAGGAGAATATTCTATGATGTCAGATATTCTTAATGACAGTTGCTCTGCGACTTCAGCTGTTAAGAATAAACCTGAATCAAGTATATGTCTAGTCGCTGTATTAGAGTTTGCTGCCGCCAGTTTTTGTACGCCAAGCAAAGCTCTTTCGTCAGGCGTACTACCGTCACGAGCTTCGTTAAGCCCGGTTACGTCGCGTATCATTTGTAAGTAATAGTTATAATTACCTATTAGTGCTTGTATCTTGTTACCACCAGATCCAGAAGTAATTTCTTGAATAGGTACTTTACCAGGATTCATATCGCCCTCAGAAGTAAATGATCTACCAATAACACTACCTGTTTGGAAGAACATGTTTAAAGCTTCTTGTGGACTGTAGTTCGTTCCATTACCTAAGTCTATTTCAGCTAAACCATCAGCGTCTAAATAAACTCCGTCTGGAACCATACGCGACATTACTTGCTGAAGTTTCAAGTGTGTCAGTTGTATCATATCAGCAAATCCTGTAATACGTTTTACTAAAGATTCTATTCTACCTTTATACATACGAGGAGCTACTATATTGTAGTTCATTTTAACTTTAGTAAAATCACTTTTTGGCCTCATCATATTTTTAGCCATCTGCCATTTTAACAACTTCTTTGTGCCAAGAACCATAGCGCCTTCATATAAACACTCTATTGATCTTTGTAGCTTACTGTAATCAGTAGCTTCTTTTGGCGGATCAAACGTGTCGTCTTTTTCAATAAGCTTACTAGCACCAGAACCTGTTTCTTTTACTTTGTAAACCTCGTTCATATATGTTTTATAGTTGAAATATAAAACTTGAACTTTATTTTTGTCTGTATCTTCGTAACCTACGCCGCTATACTGGCTGTTAGACTTTTGCACATCAGCACTATTCTGTATCTCTTCTAAATCTTCGTGAGTTAAGTGTGGAAACTCTTTGGCTAACTCGTTAATAGGTATAGTCTTTACTTCTCCAACGTAATACAAATCATCAAAGTAAGGTGAATCAGTGTAAGAGTAAACTATATCCGCAGGATCTACGTATTTTATTGTAACTCCTTCTGAAGTGTTAAAATCTGTTTTCACAGCAGCGATACCAAGTACAGTTAAATCGTAGTAAAGCTGTTTTTTAATTAAATCGTAATTATTGCCATCAAGTAAAACATTTATAGCTTGCTCTTCCGCTAATTCTACAGCTTGCTTATAAGTTAACTGCATGTGCAACTCTAGTTCTTCTTGAGTTTCAGGTAATGTAGCTGGATCGTTTTGATAAAGGTTTATACCAAACTCTTCAGCCGCAAAGTCATTCATCTCTTTAGTAGCCATATCTCCAAGTACACTTTCCATGTACTCTGTTCGTTTAGCTACACCGTATGGATCTTGAGAATATGCCTTAATGTCAAAGGATCTATTAGAAAGTCCATTTACAACTATATCTACAAACTTAGGGATAATAGGCACGGGTGTCCAATCAAGGTTTAAGTAGCTTAAGTCACCATTTATAGAAAGTTCGTCTTTATACTTTTGTATAGACTGCTCTCCTCTAGCGTATAACCTTAAGTTATGATAGTTGTTAAAATTGTTTTGATACCTATTGTGGTTTCTATCGTTGTTAAACCACTCTGTTTCGATTGCTTTAGCAACCTTTAAACCGTAGTCATAGCTTAGCTTTTCAGCATCACTAACTACTTGACTTGGAAAATAACTCTTTATAACAGACTCTGCCATACTTTTATTTTATTATTTTTGATATTCCACCTTGGTTAGAATATTTAGATATATTTATGTTTACTTGCGGTCTTTTAATATCCGCGTGTGGTCTGTAAAGGTGACGATTGCAAGCCATTATAGCTAAACCAGAGCTTATAGCGGCATCAAACTTAGTTCTTTTGTTTATATCAAACTTAGCCCAATCATTTAAAGTTCTATTAAAATATATGTTACCATACACTCCTTCTTCTAAGTGACCTACGTGATCATTGATATACATTTCTATAGCTGCAGCGTGAGCTTGCTTTATATCTTCGCTAGAGTTAGGTATACCACCTATTTCTTTTTCAGCAGTACTTAGCTTATTCCAAACTTTATCTGGTCTATTCATACTAAAACCTCTATAGCCTCTTCGCTTAAAGTAGTAAAGTAATCTTGGTTTGTTATTTTCTGCTAACAATGGCATACCGTAAAATATGCAAGCCATTAGTATATCTTCAAAAAATATTTCTGCGGTTTGTGGTCTAGCAATATATTCTAAAAAGAAATGGTTTGGCGGAGCGTCTTCCATACTAAACTTTGTTAGTCCATGAAGAGATCCGTTGGATCCTCTACCATCAACAGTACCACTAATATCATAACTATCGCAGCCAAAGGCGCCCATATGCTCGTTACCAGGGTACTTAATACCATTTTTTATTATTACATTGTTTTGAAGTCTAGGCTGAGGCGTCCAGCTTATGTTAAACCTTCCTTTTGGGTCAGGATTAAAAACTACGGCCGTATCTTTAACTCCATTTACCCACTGAAAATTACCAGTGTTGTAAACAGCGCTATTTCCTATTCCTTCATTATAATCTATTTGCTCGTATATTTTAACTAAATTAAATATACTGTTTTTTGTTTCATCTCTAAACGCATGCTCTTCTGTTCTAGGAAACTGCCTATAAAACTCATTTAATGCGTCTTGGTCTTCTTTTAAACCTTCTACTTCGTTGTTCCAATTATCTATAACGCCTACGTCTATTAATTCACCGTCTGGTCCATGAACATCTCGTCCTGGAGTAATGAAGACAGGTCGTCCATATTCGTCAATAAATCCTTCAAAGTTCCACTCCATTGGAATAAACAAAGCATATAAACCAGATTTTGTTTGACCATTTTTATTTCTTCGAGTTACATCACTATCATTATACAATCTTTTGAAGTTGTCACCACCTTTGTCTAAAGCATTAGATGTTGATCCCATCATACACTTACCAATAATTCTACTACCTAATCTAAGACAAGTTTTTGTAACCCGCCAGTTGTTTAGTATATTATCTGGTCTTTCCCACTTACCACTTTCATCATGAACCAGCAGTGATAATTTTTCACCATCATAACTGTTGTCACCAGTGTTTTTCCAATCAATCGTCGTATCTAAACCTTTTATCTCTTCTAGCTTTTCATTAACCTCTATTTTTTTACGAGTAAACTTACTCGCTGGTACACGATACGCTAGCTCAGACTTTGGTCTGTCCATACCATCTTGAATAGGTTTAAAGAAAAAAGGATAATTTATTGATATAGGCACAACCTTGTCAGTAAACATCTTTTTAGCATCACCACCACTCTTGGATAGTATTCCATATCTACTATCACTCGATATTGTAGCTAAGTTAACGGTTTCAGCAGAGCTCATAAAAGAAAACCCAGAACGTCTATTTTTAAGATAACACATGCCGTAACATCTTTTGTCAGCCTTACAAGCCTCCCAAAATATAAAAAACAATCTATTAGCTTCGCGGAAGTCTGGAGCACCTACATCTATCTTGCTCCATTGGAGGTACATATAGTGAGTTCCTGTAATATAAGTTGGAACGCTAGCATTCTCAAACCAGAAACCTTCGTCACGCCTTTTGAATTCTTCATCTATATAATCGTACCATTGTTCTTTTTGTTCGTCTGGATATGCTTTCCAGTCAAATATAGTTTTAATCTTATCTAACAGCTTTGGTTTGTCTAACTGCTTCCACTTATTTTGCTCGTTGCTATGTACTTTTTTAGGTTGCTTAGGTAAAGCTATTTGCAAGCCTTGTATTTCATACACATCACCTATTTGGCCAGTTTTAGATATAACTACAATATCATGTTCTTTATTGTAGCCGTAATCCCATTTCTTACCTTTATTAAGTCTACTTAAAGTAGTTTTTTTAACAGGTTCAACTATTTTATATAGCGTTTGCTCGTAGCTCATTTAGATCTTCCTTCAGCAAAACCTTTAAACACTCTTTCTTCTTTCTTTTCTGGCTCTTTACCTTCTAATAAGTTTTCTTCTTCTTGAATACGGTTTAGTATTTCAAAAGCGTCAAATATAGCTAGCTTTTTAGTAGCAGCAGCATTTTTAAGCCTATCAGCCGTAATATCATCACCACTATCAACAATAGCTTCTTTAGCTACTTTAATAAGCTCTTCAACTGCTCTATGCCCAGCTTGGATTATACTCTTCTTCGTCTCCTTGATATTCATACTTAACTGTAATAAACTTATTATAGACTCTATAAAGCTTTTGGCCTTCTATTATAAACTCGTAAGTAGAGAAAGGCGTGAAACCTACGAGCTCTCCAATACTATTAACTCCGTCTGTATATTTTACAATGCCAACACAACTTTGTTCTACTTCTTGATTTAGCTTGTCTTTTTGCTTAATAGGCTTTACAAAGCAAAAACCATCAACAGCTTTCCATTTATCTTTTGACTTGTATAAAAACACTTGATCTAAACTAACTACGTAAGTGTTTTCGTCAATAAAAGCCTTACTGTTTTTTTCTTCACCTTTAGCGTTGTACCATCTTCTAAACACGTTATGATGTACTATTACAGTATCACCAACTTTAATCTTAGTGTCAAATGCTGTAGGAACAGCTTTTATTATAGCTTCTCTATTAACAAACTCGTGGTTTTGTATTTCAGAGTTTAAAATTAAATCTTTATCCTCTACCTTAGCGGTGTTGTTGTATCTACTACCTTTAGGCTCGATAATAAAATTAAAAGGTGTTTTCACTAATACTCTAGATTATACTCAATAGATATAGCCATATTCTTATTAAAATCCTTCCACGGTAATACATCTTTATTTTTCTTGATGTATATAGAGTACTTGTCGTCTTCTTCTATAATGTCACAAATAGTATGACCACCATACACATCCTGTCCAACAGAATAGTGCATGGCGTCAATTTTGTAGTCTTTACCAATTGTTATTTTACGAATCAGCTTGCTCATCTTCTGGGTATTTAATGTCTCCAGTGTTAATATCAATGTCGACTTTACCGTACTCTTCTTCTAAAGTAGCGTTAAGCTCAGATAGCTTTTTATTGATATTGTCAAGCTCGTGAAGTAGCATGTGCTTCCTAGCGGCTATGTTACCTACTTCTAACTTGATTTGATTTGATGCGTTTATAACGCTTTGAACTTCTTTTAGTTGCTCATCATTAATTTTGCTTGGCCTAAGGTCTTTAACCTTTGCCGTCTTTCTTTTTGCCATAATTTAATTTAATTTAATTGTTTATTAAAATTTATAATCCGCGTAGTCTAGACCCATAAAAGCGTGGACGCCATTATCTTCTATTTCTACTGCGTAATCAGCCCACCCGTTAGGGTGAGTGTAATCTAAAGTTTCAGCTTCTGCATCAACAGGTTCTAAACCTTTCCATAATACATCAACGTGATACATTACAGAATTTATTGGCGCTTCAACCTCATTACCTTCTTCATCATAATCACCTGGAGTTATAGTAATGTTACCTAACTCAATAACAACGTGCTTATGATTATCTTCTAAAGCGTTTATTTTACTTTTAGCTGTAGATTCGTTTGTAAATTCGTACTTACCTATCTTATTCATTAGCTTGTTAAATTGATTAAGGCTTCCTGTTTTAGTATTCTATCAAATACTGCTATTGCTTTGACTTTGCCTCTAAAATTATTACTTCCAGAGCCGTCGGAAAAATCTAAGGTGTTTAAAGCAGAGCTAAAATCAAATGTAAATTGTTCAAAGTTAGTATTAGCTTCTGTTACTTCACGGCCGTTAACAAACAAAACATTTTTGCCAGACATATAGCCTATAGCTATTTTATTGAAAGAAGCTAAATCAGTACCAGAAGAATTATCTAAAGCAACTCTTTCTTCAAATTCTGTTGAACTTTTAACTATAGCTACTTTTATGTCACCTTCGCTTCCACTAGCAGCGCTAGAAAATATAACAATTCTTTTATCAGTAGTACCATCACTTATTGAAATCTGACTACCAACAGCTTTATCTTCCTCTGATAGAGTAGCTATTTCTGCATATAACACACCCTGTGTACTATTTATTAATGTACTATTACCACTACCTGTTAGTGTTTCTGTTGCTCTTGTAACTGTACTACCGTGTGTTGGTATGTACGATGTAGCGTAGGATAAGGCTTCTGCTTGACCACCCCATATGTAAATGTCAGTAATATAAGTATCGCCACTATTTACTATTGTTAATTGATTACCAAAACCTACTGCATCAAATCTTTGCCATTCGCTAGTGGTAATTTTTCTAGTGGTATTAGTTCCATCATATAAATCAAATTCATTATTACTTGCATCGGCATATTTTGCATATATTGATAAAGTAACAGGGTTATTATATGTAAATAATGGACTTTGTATGTATGTATTAAAAGTAGCAGGGTTTGTTAATCTATAAACTCCTAAGCTACCATCAGGTGCAACCACATCACTTTCATAAGTTAAAGTTGAGTTAATACCTAAAGTCCATTGACTAAAATCCTCACTATAAGTAACTAGATTAGTAGAAGTAGGCTCTAACAACCAATGCCCATTCTCTCCATTACTATCATAGTTTATTCTAGCTAAATCTACATCTTCACTAAATGTAATGTCTTTTACTGATATGTTGTCTATTGATATATCTGTTGCACCACTAAATCTTGCAATATCTAGTAAAGTTCCATTAGCTTCAAAGTTATATTCATAGCTTCCTACACCACTAAGAGATGCTTCTATTTCACCACCACCACTTGTATAACCTATTTTTATTGAACCTTGTGTAGAATCTACTATATCAAAGTTTAATCTGTATGTTCTTCCTGATGTTAAGATTGTTTGTCTTAATGCAGAAAAATCACCTGTGCTATATATAACTCCTTTGCCACTATCTATATAAGATTCTCCTTGTAAACTCCACCTATCGTTAGGGTCTACTTGTTGTACTGATAGTAAATTTGTTTCTACATAATCTTCGCCTGTTGGAACAGGTATTGTTACTAAAAAACCAATATAAGTAGTAGTTGCAGTTGCAACAAAATATGCACTTGTAGTTAAAGTTAAATCATCTGTTGTTACATCTTGATAAATAGCAGGAGATAAATTTGCAGTATTACTAACTCTCATAATAAGCGAACCACTAGAGTTGTTTCTTGCACCAAATGAGTTTATTTTATATGTTTTACCAATCACAGTTGTTATAGCAGTAGATATTCCAAAAGTATCATCTGTTCCTGTTGTTGCTCTTACAGTATCTCCAACAACAGATAAAACAGAATTTGACCTTGCGTTAATCCAATTATCTGTGCTGCTAGTAGATGTAACCAATTCATCACCTAACTCCTCAAAACCACCATTAAGTACTAATTCAGGGTCAGTAATACTCTGCATATCTTGTACTAAACCATCAGAGTTTATTCTTGTAGCACTACTTGCTCTATCGAAGTCAAAGTCTGCTGTTGCTTGAACTGTTATGTCATTCCAATACGCATAATTACCAATCCCTATACCACTTATTAAAGTTATATAGATAGTCGTCTCGCTTGGAGAAATCCTTATCGTTCTTTTACCTGTGCTAGTAAAATTGGCTTCGCTGTGATAATTTGTTGTATTTATACTATTACCAATTCTTATGTAGTTAGATGATGAAGTTCCTGAGTCAACTAAATTGTATGTTATTATATAATCTTTGCCTGTTTCTACTGTAATTGGTATATGCGTATAACCATAAGCTCCTGATGTGTCAGTTAATTTTAAATATCCGTTTTCATTGACAATTGTACCTGAGCTGTTAACAATAGTCCAACTATCAGCTTCACCTGAGTTAGGTATTAAATTTTTACCGTAGTCAGGCAAAGATGGTTTTACGCAATGTACCCTTGCATCAGAATATGCAGTAGGTGTAAGTAGTATAGATGCTTTGTCTAGCAACTCGTAGTTGTCTATTTCTTGAATAGTGTCTTTTGAGCCTTGATTATTTTCGTAATAAGTAGATCTTTCTCTTAGTTTGGCTAATAGCTTAGCCGCTAGAGACCTTAAGGCACTAGCTTTATGTGAACCTAGTCCTAGCCCTAACATTACTTACCGAAATAATAAATTACGCTTCCTGATGATAACGTAGCCGCTGTCCATCGACCAAATACAGTCATACCAGCAGGGAAAGTTATTGAACTTGTAATAGCATCTGCGTTAGCGCCGTTTTGAGCTACTTGAGTGGCTGTGCCAGTAAAAGCAACGTCGTCCGCGTTGGTTGCGTCAGCTGTTAGTGTAGTAAAAGCAGAATCAGCTACAAATTGTATACCGATTATAACTTTTCCAGTTGGAGGGGTAAAAGCGCCTGTGTCTGCTACAAATCCGCTGCCTAGCTGTCCAAAGCCGTAGCTTACTTCTGTTGAATTAATTCCCATTTTATTTTTTTATTTTTTCGTATGAGCGTCCACCAAAATAGGCGCCTATCACTGTTATTAATACTAATTGTAAAAGATCAACCCACTTATCCTCTACTGTAAACATAATCACACCTGCATCAATAAAAATTAGCAGTGTTGTGCATATTACTAACCAAGCTAATACTAGCGGGCGTATAGATTTACTAAGCCATGAGTCAGACTGCATGTCTGATTTCCACCTAGCTGTTACTTCTTCTTGCATTTTAGCTTCACTATCTAAAAGCATCTGCTTTATTTTAGCTTTAGCTTCATCACGTTCTTTGTCTGTGGTGATAACTTTGTCGAGTATACCCTCTGCATTATCTAATACTTTGCCTAAAAGCCCACTCATTAAATTCTGTACCATATTAATGTTCGTTTCCGTTATTAGCGTCATTCTCCCAAGGAAAACCGCCGTCACCAGCTTCTTTCCACTGCCCATCAACATTAATCATATCTTTTCCGTTGATAGTTTGACGCATAAACGTTTCACCGTTGTATTTTATATAATCATCACCATAAGCAAGCTTACCTACTTTCATGTCTGTAGCGTGTCTCATTTCATGGTTAATAACTTGTCTTTCTTCAGCGCTACCAGGAACTAACTTGTCACTAATATATATAGAGCCATCCATATTAGCTTCGCCTAGTATTCCTTCGCCTAAATCTTTTCTTATAACAGGGGTGCCTGGAACTGAAGCTTGTGGATCTCCACCTTCTTTACCAAACCTATGTTTTTTGATTATTCTGCCA